CCGATCATCCAGAAAGGGAAATACCAACACGCACACGGCTCGGTGCCAAAGACGGGACCGGCAAAGGGGAAGAAAACGATCCAGAGCTGGATCGGACACCAGACCAAGAACGTGAAGTATTTCCTGAAGATGGATATATACCATTTTTTCGCGAGCATACAGCACGATATGTTAAAAGCCTATATTGCTAAATACATACACGATCCAAAGTTCAATAAACTGATGGGAGAAGTGATCGATTGCGCTCCGGACGGTCTGCCGTTAGGGTTTCATACATCACATTGGCTGGCGAACTGGTACCTGCAGCCGCTGGATAAATTTATCAAGCAGAAGTTGGGAGCAGTGCATTATGTCAGATATATGGATGATATGGTGATATTCGGAAGCAACAAGCGGGAACTGCACAAGATGCGGAAAGCGATCAGCGAGTTTCTGAAGAATATCGGGCTGGAGATGAAAGGAAACTGGCAGGTAGCGAGATTTCACAGAACATCAAACGGAATAGACAAGTACCGCTTCCTTGATTTTATGGGGTTTCGTTTCTATCGAAACCGTACAGCATTGCGGAAAAATATAATGCTGCGGATGACGAAAAGGGCGAGACGGTTTTCAAAACATAAAGGCATATATTCCTGCCGTAAAATGATCGCAGCTCTGGGATGGCTAAATCAGACGGACACATACGGGATGTATGTCAAGTGGATGAAACCGTATATCAGTTTCCGGAACATAAAACGTAAAATAAGCAGATATGACCGTAGAGTCAGAAGGGAGAAGAGATTATGTGGTACAGATCTGAAAGCGGTGTGAAGCCGCAGGAAGTGCAGGAAGGGAAAAGCGTAGTTTATATCCGTAAAAACATCACGGAAGAACAGCGCGAAGTGGATGGAGAGACCGTGACGGTATGGGCATACGATGAATGCAAGGTGCCGAAGGAGATCTATCCGATCATCGCACAGCAGCAGGCAGACATTGATTATCTGAGTATGTTAGTGGAGGAATAAGAGATGAGCGCAAACTTTGAAAAGGTAAAATACTACTATGACAATGGCCTCTGGAACATTGACCGCGTTAAGAAAGCCGTAGCAAAAGGCTGGATCACAGAGGAAGAGTACAAAGAGATCACTGGAGAAGACTACCAGTGAGCGGAGAGGTCAGTCGCCTATATGATGTGGTGACGATGCAGAGCACGATCATCGACCTACAGAAGAGAGTTATTGACAGACTGTTTGAGGGCTTGAT